AGTTTTTGAGACCAACAAAGGTAAACCGAAGTTTACCAACTCGAAACCGTTCTACGTGCGCGGACTCAGCCCGAGCGCGATCTACCAAGTCCGTGATAAGCATGGCGCATTTGTCTCTATCAATGCTGGAACATTGTCTTGGTACTACCCTGCGGAAGCACAATGACGAGTCGAATTAAAGATCTTGAAATGAAAAACAAGTATCCCCATAAAATTTATATCTCGGAAAACAACGGTCGAGATACCGTAACAATTGAATGGGGTCAGTATCTCTACGCAACAAATCAATTCTACGGCTGGTTCGTAGAAGTTACTGACGATCACTGCGAATACCGCGAAGGCGGTCTTTGGTTCGAACAAAAAGATCCTAACGATGCGAAGCGACTAACTCTAGTTGCTACTGACAGCGCGTTTACCCTACCAAGTAAAATAGCCCGTCTTCTTGAGCTCCATAACATTGAAGTACCTGAAAGGTTTACTAAATGACTGCAGTTAACCCTGCTATTTCTCAGGCAGAAGCTTGGAAGCGTGTCTTCGATCTTTGTACTAAACTGGATCCAGATCTGCTTAAAGTACCCGGCCACGAGGATCGTTCTGCCGTTGAAATTGTAATGGATTTTATTCGTCGCAACCATTCCAGTAGTCGAACTCCACGGACTAAAGAAATTGTCTTGGACAAAAATGCTAGCTGGAAACTTACCGGAGCACATCTGGAAGTTGTAATCTCATATCTGAATAGCTTCCCGAAAGACGCTTACATCACTGTCGAAGGGACTGATGCCAATACGCTGCAAATTAAGCGTGCCATCCTAGACAACTAAAGGAAATCATGCAGTACGTTAAAACACTCAAGAAGTTCGTAGCAGGTTCCGATAAATTCTTCGATGTGTTTACCTGTACGGTCGATGAGGTTGATGAAGTACTCGACAGCAAGGGTCGTCGACAAATTGAAATCAAGGTAGGTGATCAGACGTTTAAAGGGATGTACAATAAAAAAGTTCTGGACTTTCTCTTAGCGCATGAAGGTGAGTCTTCTTTCATCGTCCTATGGAAGAGCAACAAAAGCAACTACCTCATTAGCTACGCTTGGGAATTGTGGGATGCATATGATCGCAGTCTGACTGACTACGATAGCTGTATCACACAGAACAAGAAAAAAGAAACGGGTAAAAGCCGCGAAGCCTTTATCTACATGTGGATCAACTTAGAGGATGATCGAAAATATATCGGCACTCATAAAGGCGATTCTGAAGACGGTTACATTTGCTCGAATGAACGACTGCTTGCCGAGTATAACGCAGCGCCATACATGTTCCGCCGCACTATCCTTGCGTACGGTACACAGAGTGAAATGCTTGAGCTTGAAACCATCTTGCTAATCCAACTTAGTTGCGCTACCGGCGATGATTGGTACAACTTGTCTAACAATCTGAGGAAGTAAATAACTACTGTCGCCGCTTTCACAGGAAGCATTCATGACCATCAAAACGCAAGCAGATACCATTGACCTACAACGCATTGGCAACATCGTATCCGTCGTTCTAGACAAAATGCTTACCTCTTATGACTATTGCGAACGCAATCGATTGTCTCAATCAAATAGGTTGGATCAAAAAGGTTTTTACAAAGATGGAAGCGATTAAGGAAATTCTTTTGTTCGGAGCTAACCCAGTAATTCCAATTAGTATCGGTATAGTACTCTATATTTGGATTGCTATTGGGTACAGCATGTCCGGTAAACCATGGTTCGGTGGTATGTGGCTTTGTTATTCTGCTGCAAACCTTTTCGTTCTAATTCATACACTTGTCGAGCAGACAAAATAGCTGGAGCCTAAAGCAAAATGAAAATGGATCATCTTCGATTCGTCTGAGTAGTCTTCGCATCCCGTATCCATAGGCTAAATGACCACGAATGATTATTAAAAACCGCCCAGAACACTGGGATTCTTTCTACATGGGCCTCGCCGACTACGTCTCACTTCGATCTAAAGATCACGAGAGAAAAGTCGGCGCAGTCATTGTTAAAGATGGTAACATCCTCTCGTTCTCTTACAATGGAACTGTACCCGGGGATAGCAACATTATGCGCGATGCTGACGGGAAAGCTTTGCCTACCGTTCTTCATGCTGAAAGTAATGCTATCGCTAAAGTAGCCCAATCCATGAGCTCCACCCTTGGAAGTACACTTTATACAACCCTAAGCCCTTGCTTTGAATGCGCAAAGCTGATTTACCAAGTAGGTATCGCCCGAGTTGTTTGGCGAGATCTCTACCGAAGTGGTCATGCTGATGCGTACGCGCCTACCGAATGGCTCGCGCAACAAGGGGTCATCGTAGAAAGGCATCTGTATGGATCCGTTAACACTCCTAGTTGTCCTAGCCTGCGTCCTTGGTTTGGCAATTCACTTTCTGATCAACCAACTGCAGGAAGCGAAAGAGGCTGTAGTCTCTGCTAATGAGATCATTCAAGACCTGATCGAAGAATTAGCTAAGTACGACCAATCAAAGGTGATGGTATTCAAAAATGGGCAAAGTTAATATCACAAACATCGATGTCAGGGATCCTTCTTTCCGGAGGATCCTTGATGCAGCATCTAAGCTGCCACCAAACATCACCGTAAGTACCGCATTTCTTGGTAATAGAGATAAACAGGTAAAGCGACTCTTCCGTTATATCCTCGCTGATTACCGTCACCGGTTCAATGTAGACTACGCTGATAAGAAGTTCCACGTAGCTATCTGCGGCATTACACCTGTCCAAGAGAAAGACTACAGCGCAGTCACCGACATGGATCATACTGGCGATGACAATCCGGAACCTAGCCGTATCCTTGTTCAAGTAGATGATCCCTTCATCTCTGTGCAGACTAAGGATATTGCGAAGATGCATGAGTACGTTCACTATGTATTTCATGTGAATCTCTGCCATGAATTTGTTCACGTAGCGCAGAATCTAGCAGCAACTAAAAAGACATGGAAGGTCTACCCACATAATAAGAAAGATCCGATCGAACGTTACTTCTTTGACAAGCATGAAATCGAAGCTCGAGTCCTCGAACAGTTCTACTACCACAAGTATGCTTTCCCAATCTTCGAGTACTTCCTTGAAACCGGTGAGGAATAATGGCAACCGTATTCGACATTGAGGGCAACGACTTCTACCCTGCAGTCAAGCATGTTTGGTGTCTATGCACCGAAGATACTGACACAGGTGAGAAGCGCTCGTTCTCAAACTACGATAAAGATCTTCCCTCGCTCGAAGAAGGTCTTGAATTCCTGAGCAAACAAAAGATTCTTGTTGGTCACAACATCACCGGTTATGACCTGGTAGTCCTTGACAAGCTCTGCAATTGGCGACCTGATCCCGACGTTATCATCTACGATACGTGGATTCTGTCGCAGACTACTCGGTACAAACGCAATCACAAGCACGGACTCGAAGGGTGGGGTGGCTCTCTAGGCTACCCTAAAATCAACTTCGATAAGTTCGATCAGTACTCAAAAGAAATGCTGACGTACTGTGAGCGTGACGTATCGTTGAACGTTAAAGTATACAAAAAACTGGTTGAAGAAATCAAGTCAACCATAAAGATCAACAAGCTCTTCAAAGTAGGTATGACGGTAGAGAACGAATTCTCCGTCATCGAAGCAGATATCCGTACTTACGGTTGGAACTTCAATGAGTCCCGTGCTAATGAGCTTGTAGAAGAAATGCGCTTTCGTCTTGAGCAAATCGAGAATGAAATCGAACCGCAAATCGGTCTTGTCTGCTGTAAGAAAGATCCTGCAGACGAGTACAAAGTACCACTCATTAAGAAGAACGGTGAATATGCTGCAAGTACCTGTAAGTACTTTGGAATTGATCCTGTTAACGCATTGGAAGAACGTCTCGTCGATGGCCCTTACTGCCGGGTTGAATTTGTTCCAGGCAAACTTAGCTCTGATCGAGTCCTTAAGCAATGGCTCTACTCTTTGGGATGGGAACCCGACGAATGGAACACAGAGCGAATCAACGGGAAGTTCGTCAACAAGTCCCCGAAGCTGACTGAATCGTCGCTTGAGCCTCTGGGTGCAATCGGTAAAGCCATCAGTGAGTACAACTCGCTAGCTAACCGGCATGGCATCCTGAAAGGTTGGCTTAAAGAAATCGAGTACGATGGTCGTCTTCACGGCCGTATGTGGACTATCGGAACGCCTACCTTCCGTTGCCGACACGAAGTCATTGCTAACCTACCATCTGTTGAAGTTGCTTACGGCAAAGAAATGCGTGGCCTTCTGTTGCCCCGCGAAGGATGGGTACTTGTCGGAGCCGACAGCGCAGGCAATCAGATGCGCGGCCTGTGTCACTTCATTGGTAATGACGAGTTTACAAAGGAAGTTATCCACGGTGATGTTCACACCAAAAACGCAGAGATTCTAGACGAGTTCTTTCTGCGAAATGAAAACGCAAAAAGCAAACGAGGTCGCGCTAAACGATTCCTGTACGCTTATCTGTTCGGTGCTGGTGCGGGTAAAGTTGCTCTAATATTGGTCGATCGTCGCGACGCCGAACTCGGCAAGCAAGCTATTGCTAAGTTCGTTAATGCAATCCCCGGATTGAAGGAGCTCAAAGAAGATCTTGAGCGCCAATTTAATATGACTAAAGATCGCTTCGGAGAAGATTACGCATTTATCCGTGGCATCGATGGCCGTATCATCTTCACTAAGAGCAAGCATCAAGTACTGAACTACCTGCTGCAAACTACTGAAGGTATCACCTGTAAAGCGGCTGCAGTATACTTCAAGCGTAAGATGCGCGAAGAGCTCAGCCATATCCCGTACAAATTCCTGCTCCACTACCACGATGAAATGTGTGTAGAGTGTCCGCCAGAGCATGCCGAGCAAGTTGCTGCTGTGATGAAGGAATCCTTCCGCGAAGCACCTAAATGGTTCGGAGTGGAATGTATGGATGGTGATGCTAAGATCGGCTACAACTACGCAGAGGTTCACTAAGATGATTAAAAAAGAAGATAACCCCAACTGCGAATTCGATGTTGCCATAGTCGATGTTGATAGCCTGATTTACTCAATCACCTGGGTACATGCTAATCGTAGAGCAGCAGAGAAAGCGCTTATCACGAAAGTAGAAGAAGTAATCAGTAACTTAGGTCATCCTCCGGATACTTACGTCTTCGTAAAAGGAAACAATAATTTCAGATACCAAGTCGATTCACAGTACAAAGCAAACCGGATGAACAAGATTGATCCGGAAATGCAAGATAGGATCAACGATCTCTACACATTCGCTCAGAATGAATTCATCAAATCGGATGGTGGCGAGGCGGATGACTACTGCTCTATCTATGCGTATCAGTTCATTGAAGACGGTAAAGTACCTGTCGTATGCCACATCGATAAAGATCTAAACATGATCCCCGGTTGGCATTGGAATTACAAAAAGAATAACCTGTACTTTACCAGCCCGCAAGATAGCTTTGTTACTATGATGCGCCAGCTAATTACTGGTGATGCCAGCGATAATGTGCCCGGTCTGTATGGTGTTGGTGATGTAGGTGCCAGTAAAGATCTCAACAACAAATTCTTGCATGAAATGCGCGATCGCGTTCTCGAGCGGTGGCGTGATCACTCGTTGAGTAACCCAAAAGGTCACGGTAAAGAGTGGGAAGAACGCTTCCTCATGTCGGCTAACTGTCTAATTATCCGAGAAAGTCTCGATGAGCTACGCCCCCTGACTAAAGATGAGATCTGGAAAAAGATGGAGTGGAATCTCACTGAAGAGCGATACATGCTTGGTATCACTGAGAATCTTCCTATGCTGGCTAATCAAGAAAAGAACAATGCGTATTCTACTAAACGAGAAGCGAGGCTTACGAAAACATTATGCGTAGCTACGGACACTGGAAATGGAACGGAGAACGATTCCACCCGGAAGACAACCACGGATTCATCTATCTCATCCACTCAATCATCACCGACCAATTCTACGTCGGAAAGAAAAGCTTCCACCGCTTCAAAAAGAGCCGCCGTATCGGACCCAGCGACTGGAAAGAGTACACGTCCTCCAGCGAGGAAGTCAATCGTCGAATCGAAAAATTCGGGAAAGAAGCGTTCGACTTCGCTATCTTGATGGTGTGTCAGACAAAAGGACAGTGGTCTCATGCTGAAAACAACGTCATGCAGAAGCTTGATGTGCTGACCCGAATTAATCAGTACGAAGAGCCGCTGTTCCTTAACAAGCAGATTGGTGCTACACGGTGGATTCCTAAGGGATACAACGGAGAGCATGCCAATAACATTGTAGAGAGTTTCAACAATAATCTCGTTCAACTAATTCTGAATCCTGAATTCTATGAATAACCGTTACTTCCTTCCGCACTACGATACCGACTTTGACCCTGATAATCCAGACGCTGATACCATTTATCGGCCATCTGCTTCGCCAGAAGTTAGAGAGGATATTCGCAATGCTAAAGAGCGTCTGACAAGGAAAGCGAATAAACAATTCAAGCGAGAGAGAGCCAATGAAAACTAAAAAAGATAGTACATATCTTTGTCACCACAAAGAGTTCCGCATCGCACCTTATACTTATCTGAAGGATGCAATTGATGAGCTCAATCGTATTCATTTAGTCGATAAAATGGCTGCCATCGAGACTGATCGTTTCGAAGATGGCGATATCCGAATTAGGTACCGGCAAGAATATAGTCGCGAAGAGTATGCGCAAGACGCTAAAGAGCAATCTCAAATTGCACAGGCAAAGAAAGAAAGAGCAAAGCAGGATCGGCAAAAGCGTCAAGCCGAAGAGAAAGAACTCTTCTTTAAACTGCAAAAGAAATACGGGAACAAATAACATATGAGTCAATGGACATATACTTCTTGTCCAAGCGACGATTGTGGCTCCAGCGATGCCTTCGCTTACAAAGAAGGTGACGAGTGGGGCCATTGTTTTTCCTGTGGCAAGAACTTCAAACGCCTAGATAACAATCCTAAGGTCAAACGGAAAATGGCAACGAAGAAAGAAGCTAATACTACGCGTTACAGCGTGGAAGAGATTCAAGAGTTCGAAGTTCGTGGGTTCGAAGAGCGTCAAATCAGGAGAAATATCTCAGAATACTTTGGTGTTCGTGTGCAGTACAACGAAGACAAGACAATTAAGTCTCACTTCTATCCGTACACTAAGAAAGGTGCCATTGTCGGTTACAAAGAGCGACAGCTCCCTAAATCGTTCTTCATTCATGGCGACGCTAAGGGTAAAGACCTTGAGATGTTCGGTCAAAATGTCGCCTCGGGTAGTAAGCAGCTGATCATTACTGAGGGCGAACTTGATGCAATGGCAATTGCCCAAGCTCAATACAAGAAGTACCAAAAGTTCTTCCCCGTCGTATCTATTCCATCAGCATCTACTACGAATATTCTACTCGAACAGCGTGAGTTCCTGCGTCGCTTCGAAAAAATCGTCCTGTGCTTTGACCAAGATGAGCCCGGTCAAAACGCCGTAAAAGAAGCTGCAAAGATCATTGGATTCGACAAAGTACTAGTTGCAAAGCTCCCAGAAAAGGATGCCTCCGATGTCCTCGTCCGCCGTGGTGCGGATGAGCTGATGAACTGCATCTTCAATGCCTCAGCGTATGTTCCCGGTGGTATCGTGCATGGCGAGCAGGTCTGGACAGAGTTCCAGAAGCGTCGTTCTATTGCATCGGTATCTTACCCTGACTGTCTCCAAGGTATCAACGAGAAGACTAAAGGTATGCGCACCGGAGAAATTGCCCTGTTCACTTCGGGTACTGGCAGCGGTAAATCCACTGTCATTAAAGAAATCATCCTGGACTTGTTGGAGAAGACAACGACAAACATTGGTCTTGTCTCGCTCGAAGAATCTGTGGGTGACACCGCTGAAAAGTTCATTGGAATGAAGCTTAAGCGGAACCTTTCTGAGGGTGACGTGTCCGAAGAAGACGCCTACAAGGCTTGGAAAGAAGTCTTCGGCGATGGTAGGCTTATGATGCTGGACCACCAAGGGTCTGTGTCGGATGAAAGTCTTACCGATAAGATCGAGCATCTAGCTCTTCTCGGTTGCAAGTACATTGTCCTTGATCACATCACTATTGCTGTATCAGAAGGTGCTGACGGCAAGACAGGTAACGAAGCAATCGATTCGGTCATGTCTGCTCTTCTGAAGATCGTGAAGAAACATGATGTGTGGCTTGGTGTCATCAGCCACCTCCGCAAAACGGCCAATAATCAGAAGCCGTTTGAAGAAGGTCATCTTCCCTCTATGGATGACATCAAAGGATCTGGCTCGATTAAGCAGATCAGCTTCGACATCATCGGATTCGCGCGCAATATGATTGCTGAAGATGTTACCGAGCGTAATACAATCAAGTTCCGTGTGTTGAAGTGTCGATTCACTGGTAATACGGGTAATGCAGGTAGCTCTGTGTATAATCCAAAGACTCAACGACTGAAATTCAATGGTGTTGTTGAGTTCGAAAACGCCTAACTACAGGGGATGTAATGGGACTCGTCGAGTATCTGACCGCCAAGGTTAGTAAGGTAGTTCCTGATTCAGATAAAGTATTCAACGAGGGAGCAAGGCTTATTGCCTCGTTCCCGGATTGGGAGGATCACCTAGATCGCTTTGTAGGAGAAGCATGGAATACCCTTCTCAAATATTGTGTCCGTAATAAACAGTCCAGCTATAGCGCATCTGTCAAGCTGACTTTTGCTAGTGACCTCATTGGTAAGCGTCTTGCCCGCGATATTGGTGCTGATGAAACTAACATCAAGAGCACTCTCGCTCTGGGCGACCTCATGATGGAAACGTTCCTTCAAGCGGATCTGATTGATATCTACCGTGAATATGAAGGGCGTCGTGCGCCATATATGGTTCGTATCATAGGAGACGTTGATGCTATTCGTCCTGTGTTGCTTGGTACTAGTTTTGTTCCTCTGGAACCGATTCGGGGTCTACGGTCATCTCTCACAAAAGAGCCCTTCATCAAGGGTTGGACCGATGCCAAACTATTCCACAAGCACCTATCCGCACCATTCGTGCGGGCTCTCAACAAGCTTCGAGCTCAAGGGTGGAAACTCAATATCCCCGTATTTGAAGCTCTACGGGCCAATCCGCCTGAAAGCAAGCTCCGACTTGCCGATAACGACGGAGTTGTACGAGAGTATGATCTCCTTTCAGGCAAGCAAGAGTTCGCCCAAGGATTAAAGCACTTTGACGGTACTCCTTTCTTGGGACATAAAGATGCGAAGCTCCAAAGAATGATGAGCAAGCTGTTCGAGTACCAACAGATCGTCGAAAAAGCTTCAATGGTAAAAGAAGCTGGTGGAGTGTTCTACCAAGAGATCTCATGCGACTATCGCGGTCGGGTATACTACCAAGAGCCCTTCTTGGAGTATCAAGGTAGCGATATGGCGCGATCGTTGTTCCTCTTTGATGAAGAAAAGCTTGTCACGGAAGACGGTTATCGTTGGCTCCTGATCCATGCTGCCAACAGCTACAACAAAAGTTTCACGCTAAAAGAACTGAAGAAAACACAATGGACAACTGATTACACGGCTCATCTCAAGAAAGAAGGTCTCGATACAATTTCTCTAGACAAGATGTCAATTGACGATCGTGTGCTATGGGCTGAACGTAATATCCTCTTCCTCCGAGAAGTTGCTGCTCAGAATCTTGTCGTCGAAGATGCTGAAAAGCCATACGCTCTTCTTGCCGTATGCCATGAACTCCGCAATCATTTCCTTGCGCAAGGCTCGTACTGCAGCAGTCTTCCTGTCCCCATTGATGGAAGCAATAACGGTTGGCAACATCTGGCTGCAATGTCGAAAGACAAACAAGCGGGTGCCTTGGTCAGTCTAACTCCTTCGGAGCTTCAGCAAGACTTCTACGTTGCTGTCGCAAAAGATCTGGTCAAGCTGATGCCGGACTGGTTCAAAGAACGTAGTATCCCAATGAAGAATATCCGAAAAGGTATCGCTAAACGAGGCTCCATGACGCGAGCTTACAGTGCTGGCAAGACAAGGATCGCTAAGAACATGTACGATGACTGCCATGTTGAAGGCTTCACTGTCAAGTACAACATCAGCGAGAAAGATTGTGACTACCTTGCCGGGAACCTGATTAAAGCGATCAATCAGGTCTGCGCTGGGCCGTTGAAGACAACTAAGTTCCTACAAAAGATTGCCGAACACGAGCTTAACAAAGGTCGTAAATACCTCACATGGACTACGCCGAGTGGTTTCCCAGTCGTTTACAAAGCGTACCTACAACATGAGCGCAAACAGAGAGGTACTATTAAGGGAATCAAAGGAAACAAAGACGGTCGCGTCATGCACGTTGTCCGCGTCGATGTCCTGACTAAAGATAAGAAAGATAAAGTCCCTTGTCGTCGTTCGTTTGCTTCAGGCATCTCTCCGAACTTCGTCCACAGTATGGACGCCGCTCATATGGCGAACACGATTAATACCTTCGAGGGTACCTTCGCTGCAGTGCATGATAGCTTCGCGTCACATGCTTCCAACGTAAGCCTTCTTCAAGAAGCTACTAAGTCAACATTCGTTGCGCAGTACGATGTTGAGAACTTCTTCGACTACATTCAAGGTGTTGTCATGCTCTTCTCAGAAACGTTTGAGACTCTTCAACCAGAGCTTGGCGATTTAAATATCAAGGATGTGTACCAGAGCGAATACTTCTTCTGCTGAAGCCGGTGCCTAAAGCCTATCCCGTAATCTGCAACACAAGGAAGAAAAATAGCATGAATAGTTACCAAGAATTTATCGCCAAGAGTCGTTACAGCCGTTACCTCCCTAATGAGTTTCGGCGAGAGCATTGGCCAGAAACTGTCGATCGTTGGATCGAATTCTTTAAGAAAGAAAATCCTGAAATCATTTCCACTAGTCAGCTTTGGGATGAGCTCTCGGAAGCAATGAAAGCGCTTGCTGTCCTCGGGTCGATGCGGACGGTGATGACTGCCGGAGAAGCTCTGGACCGGACCCATGTCGCAGCCTACAACTGCAGCTATCTTCCCATCGATGACTGGCGTTGTTTCGACGAAGCAATGTATATCCTGCTGTGCGGTACCGGTGTTGGCTTCTCTGTTGAAAGTAAATACACAAATAAACTTGCTGCAATTCCCGCAACAATTAAAGATCTTCCCGAAATTGTTATCAAAGTTGAAGATAGCAAAGAAGGATGGTGTCATGCCTATAGAGAACTTATCGCAGGTCTTTTCACTGGAATGTGCTTCTCTTGGGACGTGTCAGCCGTACGTCCAGCAGGTGCTCCACTCAAAACCTTTGGAGGGCGCGCTTCTGGACCCGATCCCCTCGTTCGACTCTTCAAGTACACCGTCGACAAATTCAAAGGAGCAGCAGGTCGTAAACTCACTCCGCTCGAAGCACATGACATCATGTGTAAGATCGGTGAAGTCGTTGTCGTTGGCGGCGTCCGCAGATCGGCAATGATCAGCCTTGGTGATCTGCACGATTATGAGCATGCTAACGCTAAAACGGGTCAGTGGTGGACGAACCATTCGGAACGAGCTCTTGCTAATAATTCTGCTGTGTATAATCACCGCCCGTCTATCGGAGAGTTCATGCAAGAATGGCTGAATATCTATAACAGCCACAGTGGTGAACGCGGTATCTTCAATCGAGAAGCTTCTCAAAAGCAAGCATCCAAATGGAGCCGGCGAGATCCTAGTGCAGAGTATGGCACAAACCCGTGCTCCGAGATCATTCTTAAACCGTATCAGTTCTGCAATCTTTCTACTATCGTTGTTCGTCCTGACGACAACATCTTTGATCTTGAAGAAAAGATTCGGCTGGCAACTATTATTGGTACCATGCAATCGCGGCTGACTAAGTTTCCGTACCTTCGAGATGTCTGGCGTCACACAACCGAAGAAGAGCGTCTGCTTGGTGTGTCTATGACTGGTGTGTTCAGCAATACGCTGTTCACTGGTGATCGTGAAACCCGAAAACGTACTCTGCGTCATCTGCGCGAAGTAGCGCGCAAGACGAATAAAATTTGGGCTGAGCGTCTGGGTATTCCGGAAAGCACGGCCATCACCTGCATTAAACCCGAAGGCACTGTCTCGCAGTTGACACTTACCGAGAGCGGCATTCATCCTGCCCATAATGACTTCTACATCCGTCGTGTTCGCCAGGATATGAAAGATCCTCTGACTCAGTTCCTCATTGCAGAAGGTATCCCGCACGAGCCTGACGTTAATGCGCCGCAATCGACTATGATCTTTTCGTTCCCGATGAAGATGAGTGGCATTACTCGCCATGATATCTCGGCCATTGAGCATCTGGAAATCTGGCTTGACTTCCAGCGCGAGTACTGCGAGCATAAACCCTCGATCACTGTCTACATCAAAGAAGACGAGTGGCCTGAAGTTGGTGCATGGGTTTGGAAACACTTCGATGAATGCACTGGCATTGCGTTCCTTCCGCATGACGGTGGTACGTACGTGCAAGCGCCCTACGAGGATATCACTGAAGAGCAGTACAATGAGCTCGCCAGCAAGATGCCTAACATTTCTTGGGATCGCTTCATTGAAATCCAAGACAATGTTGAAGGGGCGCAAATGCTGGCCTGTACGGCTGGCGGATGCTCAATCTAATATGGCAACAATGAAAGAAATAGTAGCCGAAGATGTAGTAAATTCCGCAGAGGATCTACTCCGATTCCTTGCTCACAATACAACAGGAAAAGACCCTAACATTGAGATCAAAGCAGTATATACGCATAGAAGCTCGTTAGTTAGCTTGCTACAGGATCTTGCCCGTAAAACCGAAGCTTATCGAATGTTGATTTGACCTAGAGAAAGGTACTTAACATGACCGAACGTAAACTTGCTACTATCCGTACTGTTTCCGAATTGAAACCAATTGAAGGCGCTGACCGTATTGAACTGGCCGTTGTTGACGGCTGGCAGGTGATCGTCCAGAAGGGCGAATACAATCCAGGTGATCGCGCTGTATACGTCGAAATTGATTCGTGGGTACCGCATGCTATCGCTCCGTTCCTTACTAAAGGGAAAACACCGAAGGAGTATAAAGGTATCCCAGGGAACCGGCTTAAGACTGTCAGGATGAAGGGTGTTCTAAGCCAGGGTTTGCTGCTGCCGATAACTACCCTAATCGCACCTGCTGAAGAGGGCGTAGACGTGTCTTCTGAACTTGGAGTCTTTAAATGGGAAAAGGAAATTCCAACTGCTCTTGCCGGAATCTGCAAAGGTAGTTTCCCTTCTTTCCTTGTTAAGACCGACCAAGAAAGGATCCAGAACTGCTGGAAATACTTCGATGAGGGAGATAAGCGGGATAGTTGGGTAATCACAGAAAAGCTTGACGGTAGCTCTATGACTGTCTATCTAAAAGATGGTGAGTTCGGCGTTTGCTCTAGGAATATTGATTTGAAAGAAGATGAAACAAACTCTTTCTGGAAGACGGCCCGTAAGCTCGATCTTGAGAATAAGCTGAGGAAATTTGTTGCGGAAGTCGGTGAAGATATCGCCATCCAAGGCGAACTCATTGGCCCTGGTATCCAAGGGAATCCTTACAATCTGACTGAGCACATGTTCTATGTCTTCGCTGTGTACAACATCACAAACCAAATGTACGAGCCTGTCGGTACCGCTATCTGGTTTGCTGAAAAAAGTCTCCAAATCCCGTTCGCCCCTATTATTGCTACGATTGACTCCCTGCCGGAGCATCTAAGCACCCTGCTGCGGACGGCGGAAGGTAATAGCCTGCTCTGCAATGCTACTGAACGTGAAGGCTTTGTTTTTCACCGACAGAACCTCCGTTCAAATCATTACAACTCGTTCAAAGTAATCTCCAACAGTTGGCTACTTGCAAACGAGTAGTCGAGCTGGTTCCTAAAGATAAGGTATCTTACCTTAGGATCGTTCTCGGTTACGATAAACCGCTGACCCGGACGCCATTCCGGGTCTTTTATTCCTAAGGCGCAAATCACACGCTACAATAGCTCAGTTGGTAGAGCACCTTCCTTGTAAGTAGGTGGTCGTGGGTTCGATTCCTACTTGTAGCACCATGCCAGCGTAGACTCGTAAGGAGCGAGGGCAGACTGTAAATCTGTTGTCAAAAGCCCACTAGGATCGATACCTAGAGCTGGCACCAAATACCCAATAAGTCATTTAACGAGTATTATTTTACCCGTTAGGAGTTTACTCATGTACAATGTCAGCCCAAGAGAAGCGTGGCTTGAAGTACAATATGCGAATTTGAAGTCAAAAGTTGAATACCTAGAGCGAATGCAAGGCACTACTTACTCTTTCAATAGCGATCCAAAAGAACAAACTGTTAGTTACTTGAGAGAAATACTAGAGATTGCTACGCTAGCTACTGCTGAACGCGACAACCAAGGTCTGCATGTGTATATCCGTGAGATTTCACCGCGATTAACCAATCCGTTGAATATCGCCTACTACCTCAGTAATGCTGCTCTTGAAAAAATCTCTCCTGCTGAGCGCGCGTCGATGGCCGCTAAAATGCACGGAGATCTTGTTACCTCTATTGGAAATCACTTTTGGAGTAAAGCATAATGAGCAAAGGAAGCACACCCCGCCCGATCCCCAATCGAAATCAATACGAGTTTAATTACGAAGCAATCTTCGGTAAGAAGACTTTCCACGGTAAACAGAAAGACGACAAGGAAACTAAAGATGAGCAAGACACCCCTTCCTCTGCGGAACTATAACATCTTCGCTCTTCGCGGTGATCCTGAAACGACTGACATGGATGTGGTTGAGACCCTCGGACTTGATCCCAAGGTAGCCCATACTCCGGAAATTAACGATGCAGCTATCAACAAGATGTATCATGAGAACGTCAACTCATACTTGAAGAATGGTATGCAGCGTCCCGAAGCAGAAGACCTTGCTGAGTTTCATCGCCAAGCAGCAATTGCCTCGGTGAAAGCAGCTATTCGCGATCAGCGTAAAGATTTGACAGTATAAAAAGAAAAAACCCCTATTACTCGTTGCTGAGTAGTAGGGGTTTAAAATTTCAATTACATCGGAGTATCTCCGTTAGGATCCCAACCGCGCCAGTTCACACCAGCTTTGAACGGGACAGGATTTGATGCGGGCAAATTATCAGACGGGAAAGGATTATCCCAACTGTCTTCCACATCGTCTTTTGTCGTCTTCGAAGGGACCAATTTATCATCTTCTTTAACTGGGGCCGCCTTAGCTGCAGGAATTACTTTGCCAATCTTCTCCGGAGTTGCAGGACGCTTACCGCCACCCGCCGACATCTGAAGGATACCACCCTTACGAGTAGCTTGATAAAGAACACGTTCTGCATTTGTAACTCGTTGCTCAAAATTAGCCAACCATCCGTCAAGCTTACTGTCAACACCTTTAACACGAAGCAGACGCTCAGCCAATTCCATCAATTTAGGAAAGTTCTCCGGCTTAACGGCCAGATACTTCCGTTCACTGAACGGGAGACTATCAGGCTCAACCCAACCAAGCTTTTCAGCTTCATCGAGGATAGCGTTGATATTGGCTTTGAACTTCTCCCATTGCATTTCAGGAGCGACTTCTTGCTTAGTTGATTCATCGATGGCATTCTTGAACATAGAGCTCGTAGTTTTGCCCTTGAATGTAATCTCTGTGGACGGTCGGCTCGTCTTCCCCTTACCGCTACGCGCATTCGCCATCCGCATGAAGACTCGATCTTTGTAAGTGTCATCAGCGACTTTGAAATAGAACTCATCAAGTACAGCACCGAGGACAGGGAACTCACCCTCCGCACCAATACCGACAGGCTCTCCGCGCTCTTTCACAGTGTTGATTGCACGATTACGGGCATCATCCATAGACTTCTTGATCTTGGTACCCATCTTCTTCATCTCTTTAATTGCAGCCGGAATCGCCACGTTATTGTAGAGATTACGATATACCATCGCCTGACCCGGAGTAGAGACGATCGAATCGTGGACCCAAGTAACAGGCCTCGGAAGCGAGCGCTCACGGTTAGCAGCAATAGTTGTCATCTTGACAAGATCTCCGTCAAGCGACTGGATGGTCAGAACAACTGCCTGACGAGCCATCGACATACCAAGAGGATTGTGGAAGTCGTCGTGCTTCTGTTCCTTCCTATTGAAGAAACGCTGAATACCAACCCCTTGCTTCATCTGCCCTTTAGCGTGCTGAGGCATGAATTGAAGCTCGTACGAAGGCACTTGCGTCTCTTGCCCAGTCTCCGGGTTAATAAACGTATGAAGGTGGACATTCGGAATCTTCTGAATGACTTCTTTCCCATTCACTTCTTTTGTGAACGAACTCGTGTTAGGCGTATTCGTCCCGACAATAGACACACCAGTAGGTGTAATAACGTACGTATCGCCTGTGACACCCTCGATAAGCATTGGCGAGTTATACAAGGCAAATGCTCGACCAATACGCTTCATTGTAGAAGCTGATTCCGTACCGACAAGTTGTCGAAGAGTCATCTCAACACCTGACGCCAGATCAACAGAAGCTTCTGACGGATTCTTGTAAACATTTGACAGGTGTTTTACATACAAAGACGAGTAAAGAGTGTCTCCATCAAGCAGAGAAGCCATAACGTCACCGAACATACTGGCATCTTTACCATAGCTGTTCTGCATCAGCGGCGCTTTACCGAAGTCTTTTGCCACTCCATTTTCTTTGTCTGGATGCAGTGTAGCCGCTTCCTTCCAGAAAGATTTCCAAGCTTCGGCTTTCTCAGGGGAGTCAGAAGCTTCTTCAAGATACTTGTTTAGGTTGTCGGTGACAGTATCCATGAAGTAACGGCGCATGTCATTGATATCTGGGTTGGCCATCGATAGACGAGTAAGAGCATCGCTCGAGCTGGACGGGCCTTCCAGACCAAAGAACAAAGCCTGAAGGAAAATACCGTTCTGATTACCGTCATCGAACACATGATGAGTCAGCGGCATAGAACTACGCTTAATTTCAGGCGTATCAAAAGCAGCCTTCATCTTAGCGAAGTCATCCAGCAAATTCAAAGTACCAAGAGCTTCACCTTTTTCTGTGCTGACCCACAGCCCCATCATCTCCATATCAGGTTGTTGCTGCGGATTCTCTAGGAAATTATTGTACTTGACGCCCAAGTCAGCCAAACGGGAACCGATGGCAGGGGTGTACAACTGGATCGCATCGTTGATCGGCAGCTTGACCACATTCTTAATAGAGCTATCCAAGGCAGTGTAATAGAACAGAACTGCACTGTGCATAGCACCAAGAGCCGACAATTCGAGCGGACTCATCTTTGTCAGTTTTTCGTTAACACCTTGTCCGGTACCGCCAAAAGTCAGGCGAGAACGCTCTTTGAGTCGAGCAATCTGGTCAGGATCAAACAGAGAATCAACGCGGATAGGATCTTGCGCGGCCATGCCGAGAACATCGCGGATGACGTTCTTCGAGCCCATATAGTCAAGGTCGTAGCTGTTGACAAAGAAGCGCTGATTAGCCAGCGAGTGCATGAACTCACCGTATCGAAGACCAGTCTTATCCTGAAGAGACTTCATAGCAAATTCAACCTTTGCTTTCTCTTCCATCATGACTTGCTTCGCTTTATAGCTCTTGATCGCTTCAAAGGCTTTTACGTGGCGGGGATCATCTTTGTTATAACCCTCGGGAACGTCTACCTCAGCTTTCGCTTTCATGTAGGCACCCCTATGCAGGCCATTACGTTGGGCCAACGGATGATTGCTGTACAAGAACTCGCCAGTCTCAGGATCGCTTTCGACAAATTCCTTACTAAAAACAAGATCGAGTTCCATCTGTTTTCGCTTGAGATCTTTTGCGCGGAACACATACGCAATACCACCAAGGATATTCTTAGTGACGTCAGCGGCGCGAGTAACAACCTGCGGAGTAGACACTGATTTAGACGTCATCCGAGGCTTACGAGCAGAGAAGTTGGCACCAGTGGCTGTCGGAGCAATAGACGAGGCACTCCGTTTAGTCTCCCCAGCGATAGCATCCGAAACGAGTTCGAGATTCATAGCGGTACGCTTCATTTCAGGCGAAGCAACAAGGATCTTATTACCGCTGTCAGGATCAACAGCAACTTGAAGATCACCCCGCTGCCATGCATCAGTAATCAAAGCCTTGGCCATGTACTGCGCGTCAGCCCCGTCGAGCGGAAGACCCGACGAGCGAATACCATTCTTTATGAAGTGAGCCACACTGTTGATGGCATCCGACATGAACTCAGAACCATCAGGAGCTTCATTAGTTACGTTCGATTCGCCAGTTGTTTTATCTTTCTTTTTGACGCCCATCTGAGCAACTGTCTGATTAAGAGCAAGCCCACCAACCGTAGCCACAATATTAGCAGTCTCTCGATCGACACGACCGAGCTTTTCAAGGATGCTAACCCCTGGCGCAACTACGCGACCCATATCATCAACAGCAGAAGCTGCTTTAGTTTCGTTTGTCATCAGTGCAGTATAAGCATTGTTGACGACAATGCCGAGAGGCGAGCCGACTTGATCGACAAAGCGTTTAAATCCCGAAGCAGAGGCAGCCCATTTTTCTTTAGTGCGGGCATCACCGAGGAATCCAACTTTAGAAGCACGATCTTCAAGCAACTGAGAAACAGCCGATTGGGCGCCGTAAGGATTCTGAGCGACCTCGTAGATGGCTTTGCTGGTATCATTAAATCCGTAGCGCTCTAAAGCAAGCTGCTGATTGTAGGCATCCATCGGAATTTCTTCCGTCAGCAACTGCTCTGGATTGTTCGGATCGACAACGGGATTACCTTGCTCGTCTAGCACCGGGCGAACTCGTGTTTGAGGCGCAAAAGGAACATTCGAGTAAGCAGCAACATCTTCCGGAGTTTCCATCAGCGGAAGATCAGCGGTCATGAATTCCTGGACACGCGCAGGAACTTCACGCATCGGAGGAACTTCAGGAACTGCCTGGATAGCTTCTTGAATAGCTTGTTGGGGGTTAGGCACCCCCAGAGCCGTATTAGCGTTACTCAGCAGATCAGTAATCGAAGCTCGAGCTTGAGTCTGTTCTACTGTAGGCCGCACTGTGCCTGTATACTTAGCCATATTGCTTAGTCCTTTCCAGCAATTTGTTTTGAAACTGTCTCGGCTACAATTGGGAACGAGCCCGCCACAGGGAGGGATCGAACCACTTGTTTAGTACCTAGTTCGGTTTCACCGATTCCTAGATTGTACATGCCTCTAACAGTCCTATCTGCCCAATTGATAGGTGGGGCGTTACCTTTGAGTGTACTCCATGCCCAAGCAACAGGTTGCTCAGTCGGATCAATCACTCGTTGTTTGTAAATTGGCGAAATACCTTGCAGCACCTGATCGAATCGACCAAGAAGACCAGAGCCTTCGATAGCTCTCTGCATCTCTTTTGCTTTTCCTTTGACGTACGGATTCTCGTCGTCCCCATACGACAGGATGTCCTTCAGGTTATTGGCGATATAAGCCATTGCAAGAGCACTCGCCATAACAGCAAACGCTTGGTAACGCATTCCTGCATTACCATCCTTGACATAATCAAAGTACAATCGCGGCAGGATATTGGCCGTCAAGCCAGCAATGAATCGGGTCATCGCTGTAAAGATCCGCAGATGAGGGTCATAATAGTACTTCGGCAGATTACCTGATTGCGGATTGACAATCTTCGAATCGACCATATTGCGTAGAGTAGTCAGCATGGTCTCGCGAAGCCATTGCGCATCAGGTTTAATGCCACTTTCATCTGTCCGCAGGAACTCAGTTTCCCTGGTGCCGATAGCGTCAATTACTGCGTTGACACGCTCGTTGTCGGGAATAAGCATTTGATCCATGATCTCAAGAGTTCTGGTTACATCCATACCGTACTTCTCAAGCTCATATAGAGCATAGTACTGATCTTTGCTTAGATTCTCGCCTGTCTCGAATCGAAGAGCACGTTCTGCAGGCGGAACAGCTTGGAGGACACCAATACGTTGGCGGATAATGTCAGCAGCAACTGAGAGAGCAGCGATACGGTTCGCATCAGTAACAGCCCGAAGACCGATCAACGACGCAAAGAAGTGCATTGTCTTCTTCATGTTCGCAGAAGCAATCTCAAACTTCGCTTGAGTATTGTACCCTGTATCATTGAAACCTAGTTTATCAAAAAGATTACGACCAATCAATTTACGATGCATCTTTGTAATTTCTCTTTTGACGTCATCGATTTCTTTTTGACTAGGATTCTGCTTACTCTGAACATCATCAAGCTTCTTCTGAAGACGCACTACTTCTTGACGAACTTTCACGCTGGGATGTTCTCTAGCATAGTTCAACCCGAGACGGGCTACGGCAATAGATGTTCCCTTATTAAAGTCGCTCTTCCATTCTTTAAAGAAGTTAGTGATAGAGTCGCTCAATTGTGTTGTTACTTTTTCTCCGGGGGTACCTAATACCGCAATAGCAGATTCAGGGAGCGAGCTAACAGCCGCTTTACCTAGCGAGGCCAGCATTGTTGCTGTAACACCCCAGCCAAGAACTTTTTCAATGAACGGATACGCTTCGAGTGAGTTGTACTGACCAGTAACAATCTTGTAGAAGTCTTGAGTGTTCTGGATCACATCTAACTTTTCTTGCTCAGATGCGAACTCACCATTCTTATCAGCCCAGTAAATCAATCGAGCCAAATTAGATCCATCACGACCCATGTACAGTTCGTGGGAAGCATGCGAAGCAATCCGCTGCTTAAAGTTCTCGAACGAGTTAAACACGTTAGGTATAAACAGGGAAGCTAGCTTAGGATCACTGAACACACCATACGACTTCATGAACTCTTTAGCAGGACCGGCTAGAGCAGGATCGCCGCCAATCAGGTTGTTAACTGCCTGAGCTGCCTGCTGTTTGTCAGCACCGGCCTGAATCATCACAGAAGTAATTGCCGAGGCATTCCTAGCAATGATATACGGATCAACCATAGAGTCTTCAAAGACCGAAGACAGACGTTCATACTGTTCTGTATTGATCCCTAGATCTTTCAGCATCCCAATGGCAGAACCCGACACACGACTAACCTCATCCATCCACGCTTGTAGACGCACATTGGTAGGATTAGTTGAAGGAAGCCTCTCACCCTTACTCCACACATTTGTCCATGCGGATTGAACCATCTGTTCGACTCGAGTCGGAGAAGTCTTAAACTCTGCAGCCAGCTCGTCGGCTCCTGTTGTACTCCATTCGCCAATAATTCTCTGACGGAAACCTTCCATATGATCGCCGGTCAGAGTCCCTTGTTTCATAATCGATTTCAGAATAGGGAGGAAGGTCTTAAAGGTACCATCTGTTTTTCGCAGATCACGGACAGTCGTTTCAGCAAGACCTCGAACAAGACGAAGAGGATCTTTCACAACAGACAAGAAGCCATTCCATTTTCCTGGACGACCCTGCATTTCCAGCAGATTCGGGATAGGATCGTTCGCGGGAAGCGCAATGGCTTTCTGAACACCGTCTAGAGCAGATACTGCGCCAAACTCACCCCGAGCAGCCTTTTGCCGCTGATCTGCTCGATAAGCCATCGAGTCAGCAATGTTTTTCTCATACGCTCTTTTTGCATCTGCGGCTGAGTGCCAGGATGCCATGTCGAGAGCGACACCACCAACATCGAACGCACCACCCATAATCCCACCACCAATAGCAGCATCAACAATAGCTTCATAGAAGCCTTTTTCATATCGTTGATCAATATCCCATTGGCCTGAAGATGCCATCATCTCAAGGAAGGTCTGAGCAGCTTCAGTACCAGACTCAGAGACAGTGCCAAGACCGACCGACTTAAGAGCAGCCATCTTAGCTTCTTTGCTGGCAAAATGACGTTCGGCAAACTGAGCGCCAAAGCCGGCCAAATCAAGAATCTCTTTCTTAGTAGCGTTCTCAAGAACTTCCATTGCTGCTTCTCGATTAGCGTATTTGCCCGAGGCCAGCATAGCTGTCAGAACTTCTTCGCGCCCAACTTTACTAAATAGATTCGGGCCAGCAATCATCCCTTGAAGACCAATCCGATCGAGGACACCAGCACCAATACCGGCAGAAATGGCCAGTACAGGATTTTTCTTGTCTTCATCTTGGTTCGAGTAGAACTGACCGACATACAGGGCACTTCCCGGAACAGCACTGAGAGCCATACCGCCCCAGCCACCAATAGGCGCTGTAGCGATTGTAGCTCCAACTAGAACAGCCATGTGCGGGAGAGTCTGAGCGAGAAGATTACCTACATAGGTAGCTGAGTTCTCGATTGTACTCCAAGTGTCTTTGCCGGGAACATCACGAATCGAATTGATGATGTCGGGTGTAAGACCCTCTTCCATCTTCAAGCGTGCAACTTCGTTTTTGCTTTTTTCGGACAGCCAAGCCCACTTAGCAGAGTCACCAACAATCTCGCCGATACCGTAGAAACCTTGCTTAAGGTTGATCCACCCCTTCTCTAAGGCTGTGCCTATTTGTTCGTGGGCATTGTTCATAATATCACGATCAGCCTTGCGGAATTCAACCGATCCGACGAAGTCAGGCGTAACTGCAGCAGTCCAAAGCTTGTCCCGTTCGGCTTCGAGCTTAGCTTGGAGCTTCACGCGCGTGTCTTCCCGCAGACTTGGATCTTCAAGTATCTTGGTCAGCCGGTTGATCTCGTCAACGGCTTCCTTGGCGGCAGCAACACCCACTATTTCTTTTGCTGCTTTGTACTGGATTTCATTTTGAGCGGCAAGTTTAGGGATGTACAACGGAGAGCCACCAGATTCTTCAATCCGTTGCTTGTGCTCATCCATTGCAATTTTCATGACCGGGTCAGCAGAGGCCAACTCCGGAGCACCACGCATAAGAGCGCGTGCAATGCGGTGCTGACGGATAGTATCTACGTCAGTATACATTGTGGGATCAGTGATGCCGAGGGTCTCAAGTGTTTTACCGAGACTATCACCACCAGCATTTTGCTGATCCATTAGTTCGCGGGAGTATCCGCCTGTTTTACCAGTGGAAACTAGCCTGTTAAACCCACCAGCCTTTTCTACCTTATCAACAACTTGCTGCGTACGATCCCCTGCCACTTGTCCAGGAATAAAAATGCCCCCTTGAAACTTTGCGGTTTCGGGAGCATTAAATCCTGCAAGACGAACAGACTTACCATCGACTTTAACAGTGTCAGGGTCAATCTTAGTGACAGGAGAACTTAATGCCTTACCGTCTACAGATTCAATTGTCGATGGTGCCGCTTCGAAACGACTTGGATCCATCGAATTGATTGCTTCTTCGATATTCATTAGTTCTCCTATCTCGCATGCAAGCGAGAATTATGTTATTCAACCTTCCCCGTAATCCACAACAGAAACGGAGAGTATCCAGGGCGCGCCTCAGCCATTACCTTAGCACGTTCCCTCAGTTTTTCATTCTTCGGTGACAACCATTCTTGTTCTAGAACAGGAAGAACAGTTGCATATGTAGTAGGCTTGCTTGTTGATCTGGCAATCTGAGCTACATGCTTATCAAGACTCGTAGTGAAGTCGGATATAGCTTCCATCGAAGGCCGTTTATCGCCTACTTTGTAGAGCTGTCCACCAGTAGCTTTCCGTGTTGAAATGACAGCATTACCGTAGACGTACTTACGGAAAGCATCAGGGCTAGTTGCGTCAAGAATAGCACCCTTCCCCTTAGTCATCTTCATTTCTTCAAGAATATTTTGCATACCTGTTTCAACGACAGCCGCAAAATCTTCGTCCGACATATTAGGGAAATCTTGCTTTAGTTGGAGAGCTTCTTCAGATAATCCCGAGGCAATCGATCTGGCTTCGGAAGTATTAAGCCCCTCGCCCTTACGTCCTTGAGTGGCCCTAATAAGCAGACCTTCAAGCTTGTTCGTAATAGCGGTCGTTCTTTGGGTACGTTCAGCACGAGCCTCAGCACCGGTGATTAGTACCTTTTTAGGGTCTACTGCTTTGTACGAAGACGTTCCGGGATCTCGGACATAAAACTCCTTGCCTTGCCAATAGCCTTGAAGAGCAACGCTTGGATTTTCTCGATCGTACATCACCTCAATCTTTGGTCCTTTTTCATCAGCAGAACGATTCGACTGATTGATAAGGATGGCTTCTTTAAATAGCTTCTCTCGCTCTTGCGGAGTTGGAGCTACAAGAGCTTTGTTGTACACTTCCATTGCCTTGTCACGTGCCTCAACGGATGCCTGCCCAAAGGTAGTAAGGAAGGTAGACTCTAGTTGTTGATTCCGATCGTGCTGATCTTTAGAGTACTGAGCCGCTTGAGTACGGGCAAACTGTCTAGCCTGCGCTTCTTGAGTACGGGCAAACTGTTTATCTTGCGCCTCTGCTTGCTTTTCTCCTTGGTAGCGCTCTTCGGCGCTTTTAATAGCAGCAAGACCTGCGTATCGGATAGAACCACCAATAGAACCGCCAGTTAGCAAACCACCAGCAGCCAGAATACCGAACTTTAGAAGTTCTCGCTCATTGAAGATACCTTTATCACCAAAGATTCTGGAGAATTGCGCACCAAGCCAAGCTTGAGGATCCGCTCCTTGCGGCGGCTTTTGATTGGTAAGCGCGGCAATCTGCTCTTGAGTTCGAGTAGATTGAAGGGTTTGATCGAGAGCACTAATACGCTCTTCAGGTTTCTTTTCTTCTTCCTGAGTGATATATTCCTGAGTGACATCTACTGCCTTAACCGGGTCTCTCGGTGTGGGCTCAATTGTGGGGAGTGGTGGGAGAGATCTCGGAAGAGATCGCGGCGTTTCAATACTACGGCTAACAGCGTAAGGGGCACGAGGATCTTCGCCGGTAATATCTTGGACTCCGAACTCAAGGTCAAGTAGCCCGGGGCGTGGGACGATAGTGTCGCCGGGGTCGCCGACTTCTAGTGACCTCCGAGGAACCTCAGGGATGACTGCACGCCTCTCGCTCTTCACCGTGTACGGATTAGGATCTGATAAGAACTCGCCAACAGTTTTATTCTGCAGGTTAGGATTAATAGCAATAGCTTCCGGAGAAAGCACAGCAGCCAAAGGAAGGTTAGGGTCTGAGTTACGAATTCTAGCGTAACCAGTGTCACCAACGACCCAAGCACGATTAATGTCATTCTCGTCAGGATCAATACCGTGTTGTGTAATAAGACGATTACGGAGGATCGATTTGTAACCTTCGCGATACTGCTCTTGAACTTTTGGATTGCTGAAATCCATATTGGCCAGAGCGGGAAACTCTCTCGCCACATCTTGCCGAGCGGCATTAGTCAACTGGTAAAGACCCAAGGCAGAGCTCCTCGGGTTCCTTGCAGCCGGATTGCCGCCCGACTCATATCTCATAACTTCTTGATCAGTTAGTGCTTCACGCATTTAGTACCTCGCTGGTACCCCGAAGCTTTATCGACGGCGTCATCAATCTGTTTCTTACGACCGGAAATTTGCTTTCGGGCTTTATCTGCCATACCATCTCCGACAGGGGCCGCAGCTGGCCCTTTCATTCTGAGAAGGTCAGCGACTTTTTCCAGCAGAGTTGTAGGCTTAGGTTCAGGGGGTTGTTTCTCTTTAGGTACCGACGCAGGTACCGATGTAGTACCGTTTTGGAATCCCGCAGCGGCATCGATAACTTCCCGACGAGCACGCGGATTGATTGCATCACGAGCTTGGCCAAGCATACCGCTACCAAGAGGCGCACGCATAGGGGATACCATAGGTGCTGCTTCTTGGCGGCGACGCCCTTCATCAACCATATGGCTAATGGCGGGCTTGTAACGAGGATCTTGAGCAACAGTATTTGGAATCACTGCCTCACCCGGCGCCAGTTTAGCAGGAATCGTATCTTGCGGGCCAGATTCAGGGTTCGTAGGTTGGGCACCCAGCGGGGCACCTGCTGTAGCAACTGCTTTAAGAGCATCTTCGATAGGAAGACCTTCTTTCCTTGCTTTGGCTAATTCTTTAGCGATCTTAATCTTGTGCTCGCGCGATTTGCGACTTTCGTCATTCAGCATCTTCAAGGTTTCACGACGCTGCTTAAGGATCATTTCAATATCAGCGTTTGTAGATAGTGGTCCCATTTTATTTCCTATTAGTAATCACCGTTAATGAGAGCAAAGTCACCACCACCACCACCATTACCACCACTACCGACAGGCGGAGTCGGGTTAGGTGCAGGATTAAAACCCCCCGGGGGACTTGTGCCGCCTTTACCGCCTGTTGGTTGCCCAGAAGGATTACGCCCGATTTTAGCAAAGCCGGTTGCCGCAGGATTGTATGTAGGATTAGCGCGCTGCTCACCGTAGTAATTAAAAGACCCTGTGTTACCCCAAGGGTTTGACGGAGCACTCGTGATCGGATTACCATTTTTACCTGAAGGTGGCGGAATAGAGATTCCTGGCCGACTTAATTGAGCGGAGAGTCCATTATGAGCGATTCCGTGATGACCTGCTTGACCAAAGTCAATACCTACGGCTGTAGTTCCTTTTTCGAATCCAAACATAGATCCGACAGCGTTACCCGCCATACCTCCGAGTTTAGATCCTGCAAATGTGCCGAGAGGACCGAACATAGAACCAATCATAGCACCTGCAGCAGCGCCGGCAGCTTCGTCATACTCACCTTTCATAACACCACCAAGTGCGGCACCAAGAGGCGCAAACGAGCTCACAGTACTACCCGCCGCCCCTGCCGTAGCCGAAAGACCTTCTGCACCGAACGCACCAGTCTGTTCCGCCAGCATAGCAGCTTGCGAACCTGCACCCGAGGAAGCCCCTTCGCCTAGAATACCAGCGTATGCAGCCGGCTTACTGGCCCAACCTGTAGCACCATCTATGGCGGAATCGACCGCTTCCATAGCAACCGCAGCCCCGGCTTGATTTAGAATCTGCTCTGCAGGGTCAGGAGTAGCAACAGCATGAATGGGACCGGGAACCTGCTCTTGCTGAAGTTGCGGAAGAGTGTTCATAATCTCTTTCTTCCGCTTATCGTCTACACCCCATCCCCATTTTTGATTGTAGTCAAACATGATTACTTACCCCCTCCGCCACCGGTGGCGACGGTTTGCTGACGTGCAGGATTACCATAGATGGTCGAAGCGTACCGCTGAAGAGCTTGCCAGTTGGCATCGCCTGTTTGCTGCTCAATATCGCGAGCTTGCGAACCAAGAGACGAGTAAGCCTTCGCAGCACCTTCTGCCACACCACCAGCAGCGCCGACATTACCACCAAGAAGTTGCTCTGCAGAAATTCGATTTTGGAAGTTCTGTTGGGCAGCGTCTTGATCAATCTTGGCGAACACGGCTGCTGTAGCAGCATCTTGAGCGCCTTGTTGTACCGCTTGACGCGCCGATCCAAGCGTACCACGTTGTCCGTAGTCTTTACCAAGTTGGGCCGTTTTGATACCTGCCTCAGTAATTGCTGCTTCTTTAAGAGCCGTCGTATCGTAGCCACCTGAGGTAGCCATACTAGTCAATCGGTCGCCTTGACCCGAAAGAACACTGAGATTTCGGTTAGCGGTATCACCAATAGCTTGTGCGCCGCTGCCAAAAGCAGTTTGCAGGAGAGGATTTGAACCGGCTACTTGGCTAAGATTACCACTTCCATACTGGCTTTCTGCTTCATTACCTACACGTTGAAGGTAAGGAACAGCCCACTCCGGGATAGTCGAGGTAGTAGAAGTGTTGCCACCACCACCGCCACCTTTGTACCTAGTTGTCTTTTGTTTCTTCATTAGTTAATTCCTTACGCATGACGTAATAGGCTGTTTTGAAGCCGGGGATTTTATTTGGGAGGATTCGCGTCCACCCGCGCCGCCCCCATTGTTCGATAGCAGTACAACCGTTTTCTTTTGCGAACTGTTCCAGTACGTAAAATTGATCGAACCAGCGATGCCATTGGTCTCCACCGACAAGAACAAAGTGAAGAGTCTTGTGTGTATCGTACTCTAGAAACTGAGTCACAGCTACGCCAAGGATCTTGTCCTCGTTTTCAATAGCAGCCCAGATCTGAGCTTGTCTAAGAAGAGCCCTAGCTAGCCATGACTCGAGTTTCGTTTCGCCTACGCCATGCGCAAGAGCCTTTTTAATAGGCTCTTTCACAAGATGCCAGTACTCAGATACTTGCGCAGGTGTCATCAGAATCGACTTGATCATAATAATAGGTTTCCTATAGAATTGTGTCCTATAGGAACCGATTAAGAACATGTTATCGTGCCCCAATGATTGTTACAATCAGGCCTCTCGCTGTCCCATTTCCAACTTGATCAACGTCGATTGTAATCTCGTCGTCGTCAGCAATAGTAACACCAGACAGTACAGCGGGTGTACCTGATGTAAGACTTGTCTTTTCTGTATTGTCGATTATGAGCTTTGTAGTACTGAAAATCGAGAAACCGTTTCTGTTCACATCAACAGTGACGAACGCGCCCGAAGTCTGCGCTGTGGACAGCGACGCACGAACCTCTGAGATGGTAAATCCATGCGGAGCGCGGAAGTAGGCCTTTGTCGTCCCTGCCGTAATAATTGAAGTCAAATCCGATGCAGCAATTTGAAAAAAGACTGGAGCAAAGGCAGGGCGCGAGTACGGGTTATTTCGATTCGAATAGTGACGAGCGATACTGGTACCCGGTAGGTCATACGGATAGATAGCAGGTTCAGCAATCCTTCCTGTAAAGTGTGAGGTATTAACTCCGCCACCAGTTTCGCTACTGGCAGATCCAACAAACCACGTTTGACTTCCTGTGCCGACTGTAGCCGCAGCATTCACTGACGTATCCAAAACACCGTTGACATAAATCATGACAGGGCCGCCAGTAGGACGAACAACAACAGCCACATGATACCATACCTCTCGGTCGAAAACGAAGTTCGAAGTGATTGTCTGGTCAGTGGAAAGGTTGTTACCACTGTCAATATCGACAACAATTTTTCGACTTGCATCGTTCCAAGAAATTACAAAAGGAAACTCTGTAGCATCTGTAGCAATATACGAGGACTTCGAAATGATCTGGCCGTACTTCCCGGTTGACGCGCTTGGCGTACGCATGAAAAACTCTGCTGTAAAGCGAGTCAATTGGCGTGTATCATTCAAGGAAATACCGGGAGCACCTGCTGCGTTAATAGAATTCTCGATGTATCCACCGCCAAAAGCAGGACTACCCACCACTGAACGAGTCAAACCGGTGCCAGCACGCGGCACGCCATCGATACGACTCCACCCAAGATTGGATTCGTTACCTGCGCCTTGAGTCAATCGAGTGTAGAAAAGAGGACCGTCTTCGATGACCGATTCGGCATAGGACGTAGCGCCGCCAATGTTACCACTAACAGCAATAACTTCACGCGGGACAAAACCAGTAGCCGATAAATATTGTCCGCTGGACACCCTGCGAAGACGCAACCTATTTGTCCTAACAGGGAACGGGAATGCAAGCCGATTATTGATCAGTGCTCCCACGTCGTTTACAAAGTTCGAAGGTATTTGACCAATTATTTGCCAAGCAGAACCATCCCACCATTCAATATTACGCGAATTAAGATAGGCAGATGTGCCACCCCAACCTGAAATACTACCCCCGCCAAGGAGAACAGAGTCAATCCACTTTTCGCCAATCCATTCAAATTGTATCCACTCGTCAGAACCATTATTGGTACCAGTGCCTGTAGCGTTGTTGCCATCAATCATGTTAGCGACGGTGGCCGCAGTAACTTCAGGGTACACCGACGATTGGCTAACGGCAGACAGGACGACATCCTCGAAAGTGATACTTCCGGGTGGACCGCCGCCCCCACCACCACCTCCACCACCGCTGGCCAATTCAGCCAGAGCACCTTCAACATCAGTTGCCGTAAAGTTGTTAGCGGTATCGACAATCGAAATGGCCGACGCATCGTGTGCATCAGTTGTATCCGACAAATGACCTGACAAAGCAGTATTAAGCGTGTTAAGATCGGAACCAACTTCCTGGAGAGCCACCTCAACATTAGTACCCGTGAAGTAGTTGCCTGCATCAGCGATACTGACATCGTCCGCATCACCGCCACCAGCCGGCTGCCATGTCCCATCATCTCGAAGGAATCTACCACTTTGAGTTGTTGGTCCGGGAACAAGACCTTTTTTATTCGCGGCGAACACAGGAAGAAGCTCTGTAACCTGCGCCGGAGTTAGATCCTGCGGCGATCCTGTCCCTGACTCTACTCGACCTTTGATCGTACCTGTTGGCATATCAGCCAACTTGTCGTTATTAATCGAGTTATCAGAAATTATTGTCTCTAGATCAATAGCTGACGTTGGCGCTGCTGACCACGAAGCGTCAGGAGGGTTTTCTGCTATTTGCAGACTAATCTGTCTACCACCGACAAGACGATAGTACAGCTCCTTATCGGCACCGAAGCCTACTGTCGGATTAGAAGGATCTACAGGGTACCATTTGTAGTCGTACCATAGAAGTGATTCTGACGAAGAATCAGAGTTGTATAAGCCATAGAAGAATCGATTCGTAGGCGAATCACCAAAATCGGCGCCACTTCTACTGTTGGCATACTTGACATGCAAAAACCTCTTTTGGTAAAATGGCACGCTCGAAACGGGATTAGGGGCTGTGCCACTGTCGTTAGAGACGCTCCCCGTTTTTTGTTCAGCAACATGCTGGGACAAACGGTTAAGATACTCATCGAGTTCTTGATTACCAGTAAACGGAGGAATGAAAATCATTCTTACTATCTCCTAGATGCAGACGGCTCAATATTGAGACCAAGATAAGACAATCGCCAGAAAATATTCGCCCCGATCTTGTAATTCAAGAATCGTCCGATTTTCCTTGTGTCAACTTTATATCCATTTGTTTCATTCTTAGGCGTAATAACCTGGGTATCGCGCCCGCTTGTATTGCTAAAGTCGGCTACTTTATCGTATACGTTCTGCGAGGTTACTGTCACGTTGACGGTATCTGTTGCAAACGTCTGAAGAATAGGGGCAATACCTGAAATATAGTTCGTACCGAATGGATCACCTGAGAATAGTTTTTCCCGAGTAACATACGACGGATACGACTCAAGAGTAAGCGTAGTCGGATTAAACATGAAGTATCCACTGTCCATGATCAAAACTTCAGCACGATCACCACAACCCAACAGGGTATCACCGTTGCTATACCGGAACAAACCGGACGAAATCAGGGGCGAAATAAACATGGATGTCAAGTTAGGCAAAGTCCTAAAAGTCCAAGTATTATCCACGTAATTCCAGATTGCAGCCTTGTTGCATTTTCCCGACGAAGATGCACTAGGATAGCAAAGCCAAATTTCTTTGAACTTGTTATTCTTGATAGCAAATACATTCGCGGCGTGAATCGGATTTAGATCTAGGAAAAAGAACTTTTTGATCTTTGCTTCAGCAACAGAAGTAAATTGGCCGGAGCCATTATGGACGTAGATATCATTCTGATCAACAACAAAGTGATTGTTATCGAATTCAACAACACAGTTCGGACCGAGAGCTCCGCGTCCACTGGCCAGCGGGCGTACAGACGAAACACCACCTTGGAGAGACAGGGCATGGATGCTGTCGTTTGTATAAACCATCATGTTGCCCCTGAGTTCAAGCATTTCTTGAATGGGACTTGATGCATTGATTTCGAATTCATCAGCAGTGTCAGTTGTAAGACCGGGTTGCCACACAGAAGGAAACGCGCCAACAACCGCTTGCACTGAAATACGGATAGTAACCGGCGCTTCAGTGACATTCGGTCCAGTCGTGAAGGTCAAGTTTCCGGCAACAAGCGAGTAACCAAACGGACGGATTACTTTAGCTGTAATAGTTGTGCCCGGCTGATAGTTCCAACCTGGGAACTCCTGCAAAGAAAAGTTTGCTAAGGGATCCGAGTATAGAGCATATAATGGGGTTGATTTACCATTGTTGGCGAAGATGGCATATCCACCACCAAATCGATCTAGCTGCCACTTGCTGTTGGCGTACTTGGAATCTGAAGAAGTCAGCAGAGCCGTTTCGCTGCCAGCAGAGTTCTTAGCATAAGCGTACCCATCATTGATAATGACAGAATAGCTGTTATCGGGTCTTCGCCAGTGAATGCCAAATTCAGGATTAACACCTATGCCGGTGATGATAGGGCTCTCACCGGGTATTGTTTCGATGGACCCATCAGTGAAGCGCACATTTAGGGCATCGGTCATTACGTTCTCAGGAAGAAGGGCGGGTTGAGTATCTTTGACAACGCCACCCCTCCCAAGGTCTTTAACAGGAACCAGTTGCCCCATATGTAACTCCTCTCATTCTTTCTTTTCGTCTTGAAGTTTCTTTAGAGCGTCGTATCGAGCACGACATGCAATCAGCGCTTGTCGGAGGATGTCTCCTTTGGAAGCCTCCCCTGCAAGAAATTCTCCATCCTCTCTAAAAAGCTTCCCTCCAGTGCAGCTTGTTCCGCTGCTGTCAGCGGGGGTTGTGGCGGGATTACTGCCGGTACTGGGATGAGAATCGGCGGGTCTTTGGGGACGGTTCCGCACGCTGTCACGAAGAGCAGTGTAGCGACGATTACTGTCAGTGATCGCATCTTCTTTATCCTTTTCAATCTGTGCAACTTTCGTAGCTACGGATTCTTCATAAGATCGTTGTGCTTGGAATTGCTTATCTAGCAGTGTCTGAATTTGTTCTTTAAACTTCGCGAGCTCGAGCTGACCTTTGGTGCTGGCAGTACTGTAGCCGTTATCGTATCCAGACTTATATAGGTAGAATCCTACGCCGACTAGACTGAGAACTACTACAAGTACCGCAGCAACTTTAGCTCCAATACTCCACGCTTTTAATGCGGGGATCGACCAATACATTGTTTATACTCCGCTTCTCTACGGATAGTTAGCCCACGTAGCGGCTGACCCTTGAATTTATCCCATCGAAGAATTTCTTTGCAGGCAGCTTCATAGTTACCAGCGTTGAGATGCCTTGCAAGGGTCGATTTACAGAAGGCATTCTCGCCAATGTTATATGTCAGTGACACAAAAGCGTCAAACTCGTATTGGTACATTGGTACCGGTGCGCATCGTTTTACGGCTTGTTCAAACTTGTTAGCATCTTTGAGGAGTCTAACAAGGGCTCTTTCAGGAGTGATTTTATCTCCCATCTTAACACCTTCGGTTGTCCCGAAGCCGATAGTAGGTACATCACCCGGTACAGGGATATACGCCTGACCCCTGAACTGCTCATGTAAAGCAATACCAACTAGAGTAGAAGCAGAAATGGCTAATGCAGCGATATTAGTCCTCATGCCCATTTGAAGCCTCTTTTTTATTTTGATTCGCTTTGACGTCCCTATGGATTTGGTAAACCTTATGCCCAATCATCAGAACAGTGTAAATTAGCGTTGCCCAAAGAACAAGATCATGGACATGAACACCGGCTAAGGTAGCTACGGCAACTCCCGCAGGCGGCCCTGCTTTTGCGGCCATAGTAGCGGCAGAATCGGCGGCTTGTTGTGTGTACATGTCGGTTACTCCAGAATATTTATGGTGATGAAATAAATTGTCCATTTTCAATCTCAAATCTAATACGAAGATCGCGACACATTCCCGCGTGTTTTAGATGGCTACCTTCAGACAATGTAGCAATTTGCCTTTCGACGGTGTAACGGTCACGCTGCTGACGGTAATAAAGGCGATCATTTCGAAGGTAGAAAATAAGAACGTCTGAATAGTTCGCCTGCTGCCCAATCCTGCGTTTATCGTCGTGAGTTACCACCAGATCAATAGAATCAGAAGGTAGCTGTGTAGTGTTGTAGTTTGCAATTGTTGAGTCGTACCAGTAAAAGAACGAGTCACCTTCTCCCGTAGAATACGCAATAACAGGTCGCATGTTACTATCAAAAGAGAACGACAATCTTATAACGTTAGCAACAGTAATTACTAATGTTTCAATTTCAGTTCGCATGTTCTTAAGATAGATTCCACCTGTAGAAGAATCGTAGCGGGATGACCAAGCATCTTTTTGAAGACCTTGGGAGCCATCCCCAATGGACACCCCACCAAGCTCGTAACGAACTATTTCTGTGTATGCTAGATCATCAGGGAACAAGAAAGGTGAGGGTGTAATTTCTTCAACAATTTTGTTTGATGGGAGAGCCATACATTACGCTCTTGCCCAGGATGCCGTAAATGTCAGCGTCAGAACTTGAGTATTTAATTTGGTTATACTATTGTCGAATGCTATATGCCACACTGGGCCTTCATTTGACATTCGTCCCTGAATTGTTTTGATTGCGCCATTACTCTGGTTCAGCCCGAAGGTAAACGTACTTGTTCGCGAATATGAGCCAAGAACGTACGCTGCATGCACCGGCGATGTGCCGTTGCCGAGCGTGCCGCCGCTAGGGGTTGAGTCAGTAATAGCGGGTAGCCCACCGGTATACGAGGTAATAGAACTTGAACCGCCGAGCCCGGCGAAGGAAATACCCGTAGATGCAGTAGCCT